ATGGCAATCTTAGAAGTAAGTAACCTCAAAAAAATATATACCACCAGATTTGGTGGAAATCAGGTACAGGCATTGAAAAACATCAATTTCTCTGTAGAGGAAGGTGAGTATGTGGCAATCATGGGAGAGTCCGGCTCAGGAAAGACGACACTTTTAAATATTCTCGCGGCACTTGATAAGCCGACAGCGGGAGAGGTACTCTTAAATGGAAAGAACCTTGTCTCATTGAAGGAAAAGGAGATATCTGCCTTCAGACGTGAGCATCTGGGCTTCGTATTTCAGGATTTTAATCTGCTTGACAATTTTTCACTGAAGGACAATATCTTTTTACCGCTTGTGCTGTCAGGTGTGGACTATAGGGATATGGAAAAAAGGCTTGCACCTATAGCTTCACTGCTTGGAATTGAAAAGCTGCTTAATAAATATCCATACGAGGTGTCAGGAGGACAGAAGCAAAGGGCAGCAGTGGCACGTGCGATAATAACAAATCCCGAATTAATTTTGGCAGATGAGCCAACGGGTAGTGTCACATTAGTACAACACTACCCAAAAACAACACCCGTGATATTCTGGTCATTATCAATTCTAATTTCTTTAATGACAGAACGCCAAAGCGTGCGTTTTTCTTCACGGGTCAAATTCTCATAAATTGTTTTGAAATCATTATCAAGGAGCCTGCGGACGGCTGCGAAGTCTGGCGGCGGTTCAATGCTGGGTTCCGGTATCTGTTTAAGTGCAGCAGTATATATTTGATAGTCCCTTTTGTAGTCCTCAATGTCTATTAAGTCATTCACATATAATTCTTTTAACTTGGTCAGCTTCCGTTTCAGTGCTGCTTTATCAGTGCGGGCAACGGACGCTTTCTTTTTGGCTGCGGCAACTTCCCATTCCAGCTGGCAGCATTCCAGTTCCTCTGCCAGATGTTCAAACAGCCACTTTTCCACGACGTCTTCACGGGCTGAATGATTATGAGAGCAGCGCCCACGCTGGAAATGCTGGTTGCAGCGGTAATAATAATAATCACTTGACTTGTACCCGACCAGTTTATGCCCACATTCAGCGCAAGTCAGAATGGAAGTGAAAATATATACCTTGCCAGACGGAACAGAACGTGCGTTGCGTTCCAGAAGCGCTTGCACACGGTCAAACTGCTGCTTGCTGATGATTGCCGGGCAGAAATGGTCATTGAACCTGCCGCCCCGGTCATACACCCCAGTATACAGCTTTTCTTTCAGCATACGCCGGAAAGTGGCGTCACACCAGTTCACGCCGTAGGTTTCCCGGATATAGCGGACAGTAGCACGCTGGGAAATCGAAGTTTCAAAGTAGTTGAAAGCGTCTTGCACAATGGCTGCGTCTTCTGGCACAACTTCCAGCCGCTTTCCCTCATTAACACGGAAGCCAAAGGGGGCAGAGCCGGAAACAACGGTGCCGTGGGCAATCTTACTGTCAAATACAACGTCTATTCGTTCCCCGTCAATGTCCGCTTCATTCTGGGCAATGGACAGCTTCACGTTAATATACAGACGCCCGTTTGCGGTTGTGGTGTCATATTCTTCATCAGTGGTTTTCCAGTCGCAGTTGTGCGCTTCCAGAACTTCCATGATTTTATAATAATCTGCCACGGAACGAAACCAGCGGTCAAGGCGGCAGAAAAGCAGAATATCCACTTCATCACGCTTCACACTGTCCATCATGCGTTGAAAGTCGGTTCTTTTATGAATGTTCTTTCTGGCGGTCTTGGCAGCGTCAATGTAAATTCCAACAATGACCCAGCCACGTTCCCTTGCGTATGCTTCCAGTCGTTCTTGCTGGGCTTCCAGTGACAGACCTTTTATTTTCTGTTCTTCCCCGGAAACCCTTATATATAAAGCAACCCGGACAAGTTCCGGGCTTAAATCAATCTTTTTCACTATTGTATCACCTGCATTTCCTTTCATTTCCCGCCTGCTGGTGATATAATCAAAATTGCAGACGGTATTGTTGTATCTGGTATGACATATCTTTGCACGCCCCGGAAGTGTTCCCAGCACGACCGGGGCATTTTGTTTTATTAGTCTTTCAGAATGTCGTCTGTAAAGGCTGTTATTTTCTGACTTACAAAAGAAGAATAGTTTTCTAAATCCTGTTTAGGGTTATCACCTTGCAGCATGACAAATTCAGATAAAGCAACAATCTGATTTTGTACGTCAATCAAGGCTTGACCGTAGTATGAAACGTCTGGACCGAAGCCAACGGAAGAAACCTGCTCATAATGCCACGCAGCACGCTTCTTTAAATCCACCAGAACAGGAACGGACGCTTTTTGCAGCTGGGAAACGGTCTTTGCGTCGGAGTGTACCAGCTGCCCCCAGCGTGTCAGCTGTTCTTCCGTGATGTATCGTGGGTCTTCCGGGTGTCGCTTTATGTGTATAAAGCTATACAGACAGAAGATACCGAACAGGGCGGCAACAACTGAAAAAATAACATGAGAAGAAGCAAAGAGGAACACGGCACCAGCCAGAGCAACGACGCCGAACACAACAAAGCTGGCGTCTGGTCTTTCCTGCAAAACTGCCGTGGTCTTTGGCGGCTTCTCTTTTGGCTGCGCAGCTGCTTTCTGAACTTTAGCAGGAGCAGGAGCGGCAGCAGGAGAGGAAGCAGAGGAATTGGCGGCGGCAGCAGTGGAAGAAACACGGCTGCTGACTGCCTTTTTCTTTTTGCTTTTCAAATTCTCGGTATTAACGTAAGAAACACCAGTGCCGGGAACCCCTATGCTGGTTGTGACCCTGCCGCTGCTGTTTATACTTTTACGATACCCCTTGACGCCTGCACTTATACCAACGCTTTTCTTGCTGATGTTAAGACGGACGCCGGGGGCAATTTTCACGCTTTTTCTGAAACGTAAACCCATATAAAACCACCTTTCTTGCGAATATCCACAAAGACATAGAAATTATAATAGTGAGTGCGCCCAGCCTTGCCACGCTGGAAAGGTGGTCACACATGATAAAAAAATATATACACTGGTATGATTGCAGAGTGTACGCAATCTATTACAGCAGCATAAACACTATTTATTATAATTTAGATTTCAATGGAGCAACGCAACTTATAATTTGTAAATAGCGGGGGACGCTGGGTGCGTTATCACCCGGCGTCTGTCCCGGAAACACTGCCAGTGTCAACGGGCGGGCACTGGGCTTCTAAATCTTCTGGATTGTCTGGAACTAACAATGCAGGGTCCGCAGTAACAGCAGCAACAAGCCTGCGTTTGAAAAATTCCACGGCAGTTCTTCTAATTTCTGGGTCAAGTTCAAAGTACGTCTTTATGATTTCCAATTCAAGACCCGTGGCACCTTTAGACTTCACGAAGTCGTCAAGGCTGAATGTGTCCGGCTGTATATACATTTCACCAGAACCAGTGCGCAACCATTCTTCATTCACATTATAAAGAAGACAGATTGCCTTGATTGTCTGGTCAGTGACGGTTGAGCCGTCCCGTTCCATGTAGCTGACGCCAGTTTGCTTCATTCCCAGACTTACTGCAAATTCAGTCTGGCTGATGTGCAAAACATCTTTTCTAAAATGCTTCACACGTTCATTGATAGTCATTTGACTTCACCGCCTTTCTTTTATGTTTAAAGAATAGCAGTAACCGCTAAAAAAGTCAATATTAAAAACGGAAAAAGGGTTGACAAATAGCAGTAACCGCTATAATATATAGTTAAACAAGCAGTAACCGCTACAACAGAAGCGTTTACCGCTTGCGAAACCACACAGCATGAAAGGAGGAACAGACCATGACAGAAGTTAAAAACATGGAAACCATGATTGCAACTGAAAACCAGCAGGAAGCAACAGAGGTCATGGCTTTTCTGGGGGAACTTGAACCGCAGGAAAAGAAAGACTTTCTGGTGTTCATGCAGGGCATAAGATTTGCAAAGGGCATGGCACAGAAAATTGCGCCGCAGTCCGTATAAAGGAGGGCGCAGGAATGGAAGTACAAGGAACATTCAATGCCCAGCGCTTTTTTGAAACGCTGGCGCTGATTATATCCCAGCGGGAGGGCGTGAAAGTCACCGTGACAGTGACACAGCCAGAGCCGGAGAAGAAAGAAAAGCAGTCAGCGTGAGCGCCGGGCAGCAGCAGAAACAAAGGTTTTTCAAAAGTCAATAGCAGTGAATAGCAGCAAGGCTGTTCAAATAAAAATCATACCAGATACAAGGAGGAAAGCCACAAAATGAAAGAATTTGTGAAGAAAAAAGCAGTCATTGTCATGGACAGTGCAGGACTGCCAAACTACATGACCATGTTTTATATGGAGCCGGGGACCTATGAGCCGGAGGACGTGCCGGAACTGTTCAAAATCAGAAACAAGATTGTTCCTGCGGTTCTGGTGTCGCAGTTCACCAACACCATGATTAAGGGCGTCCCGGCGTCCTTACCTTACCAGCAGCCAAAACACACTATCAGTTATGATGAAGCGGCGGCAGCCTGCGGAAGAAAAGGCAAGGGCTGGCACCTTATGACAAATACAGAGTTTGTCTATCTACTGCATGAAGCAGAGGAACTGGGGCACACAATCGGCGGTAATACAAACTACGGCAGCAACTCGAAGAATGAGCAGGAAAGCGGCGTGAGATACGACAGCGCCGGACGCACGCTGACCGGGTGCGACCCCCTCACATGGTCCCATGACGGAACAGCAGACGGCGTGTTTGGTCTTTGCGGTAATTTCTGGGAATGGGTCACGGGCTTGCGTCTGCACAAAGGCGTTGTGGAATACACGCCGAACAACGACGCAGCAGTTGAGGGCTACACAGAGAAGCCAGACTGGACCGTTGCAGAGGTGAACGGCAGACCGTTGAAGCTGCACGGCAACAGTGCTGGTGATGTGGTAATGTCCGTTGCGGAAGAAATCGAAGAAAACTGGGAGGGCTGCCACATGGCAGACTTGCAGCTGGAAGAACTGGACGAAGTGCCGGAAATTGCGTACAAGCTGGGAATTGTACCGCATGACTGGAAGCATGAAACAGCTGGACTTTGGGCAGACAGCGAACTTGAAGAAAGCGTGCCTATCCGGGGTTCGGGTTTCAGCCTCACTTCCAACGGTGGCGCTGGTGCGCTGGACTTGGACAACGCCCGTTCTCTCGTCGACAACAACGTTTCGCTCCGTTCCGCTTTGTTCTTGGAAGACTGGGAACTGGTAACTGAATTACTGAAAGCGGGTGCGACAGCGCACGCATAAAGAACAGATGTTCTGATATTTGACCCATGAAAAAGGGCAAGCAAAAAGCCTTTGAAGATGTGCCGGAAACACAAAATCAAAGGCTTTTCAAAAGTCAATATGTAATAATTCAATACACGTTTATTATACCATATTGGCGGCTACAAGTCAAACATTTTAGAGGGCGAAAGCCTTTGAAAATAGCGGGTTTCAAACCTGTTAAACGGGCTTGTATGGGGTATTAACATTCCTACGAAATATATAAATATATATACGCTGTATGGATAATGAACAGGAGGGATAAGAGGGAGAAGAAGAACCCCACCCCACTTCTGGTATACCCTTATACGCTTAAAACGGTATAGGACAGAAAAGGAAGTGCAGTGGTGTTCATAAGGGAGAAGAAGATAGACTGCGCAGAGTATAGAGAAGTGGATATAATACCACGAACAGAAGCAGCAGAGCAGGCAAGCAGAGGAAAGAGGGGTAAGAAAAGAAAGGTTAATGCCCCAAAGCAAAAGGACTTGAACGACAAGAACGCTAAACGCTATCTGGTACAGTTGGGAAATGGCAACTTCCACATAGGGGACCTGCATACAAGTTGCACATATAGCGCAGAGAACCTGCCGGGAACGGTAGAGGAAGCAGAAAACATTGTGACAAACTACCTGCGGAGAATAGCATACCGCAGAAAGAAGCTGGGGTTAGAACCCCTTAAATACATACTGGTAACAGAATACAAGTACAGCAAGGATGGTCAGTGTCTTAAAAGAATACATCACCATATCATTATGAACGGTGGTTTAGACCGTGACGACGTGGAATTGATGTGGACGAAAGACCGTATCAACTGGAAGAAGACAGACGACCCAGAGTATAGAGCCAGTATAAAGCAGCTGGGCTGGGTTAATGCAGACCGCCTGCAAATGAATGAGAACGGCATAGAGGGACTTTGCAAGTATATTGTGAAAGACCCGCAGGGAAAGAAACGCTATTCAAGCAGCAGGAACCTTGACCGCCCGGAAACAACCAGAGAGGACGGAGGGGAAAAGCAGCAGCGTGACCAGAACCACTGGAAGTATAGCCGAAATCTGACAGCACCGGAAGAAAAGTGTAATGATTTTAAATACAGCAAACGCAAAGTGGAACAGCTGGCAAAGTCACCAGACGGCGGGCTGGAAGAGTTCAAGAAGATATACAGCAATTACAATATCGTATCTTGCGAACCTGTCTACTATGAGCAGACCGGGTGGCATATTTACTTGAAGATGTGGAAAAAGGAAAAGCCAAAGGGCAGAACAGGAGGAAAGAAGCGTGAGAGGAAGAACACCGCAGATACGCCGCATATTAAGGCGAAAGAGGATAAAAAGGGCAATTAAGGCATACGGCAATTACATTGCAGCAGGACTGCTGGCAGTGGTTGTGATTGTGTTTACAGTAGGGGCAGCAGTCAAGCCAGCTGCAAACAGTCTGCCGGAAGATACCAAAGAGCCGGAACCGACACAGCCGACCACGGAAGCAGTGCAGCAGGAACCGTACCCGTTCAACCTTATGTCCCTTGACTGGTCTGGTGAGGAATTAGAGGGTTGGACACGCTATGAAGTGCCGGAGGACTACGCAGACAACGGCGGGTATTTGCCAGAATGTATGCAGCAGTACACATACATAATTTGCAAGCAATATGGCGTTGAATATACGCTGGTGCTGGCAATTATAGAGATAGAAAGCGGGTACAGATGGGACGCAAGCTGCAAAGAGGGTTCAACCGGATATATGCAGGTATTACCGAAGTGGCACGAAGAGCGTATGCACAGACTGAATGTGGACAATGTGGAAAACCCATATTTCAACGTGCTTGTCGGTGTAGATTATCTGGCAGAATTGCAAGAGAGGTTCGGCACAGAAGCAGAAGTGCTGACAGCCTACAACTACGGCGTGACGGGTGCATATCAGCACGTATGGAACAAAGGACTGACAGACACAGAGTATTCAAGAGAAGTGCAGCAGGCGAAAGAAAGAATTGAAAGAAGAATGAGGGGCGAATGGTAATGGAAAATGAAATCAGACTGGGCGACATTCTGGACAAGCTGACGCCCAGTGACAGACTGGTGATATACAACGCAGCCAGACAGGTTGTTTACCGTGGATATGCAGCAAACGCAGTGCATGGAACAGTGAACCCACAGCGACGCATAAAGAAAATGGGGCTGGGCATGGAAACATACAGAGCAACAGAACAGATGTGGGACTGGGAAAAGACAGACAGACTGCCGGAACAGATACCAGTTGAGCAGTTCAGCAAATACCGGGTGGAAGACCTGCAACACATTCTGTATATCAGAATTGAACTGAAAAGCGAATTTGAACAGTGAGGGTCAGAACATGAAGTGTAAATTTTGCGGGGCAGAAGTAAAACTGGGCGAACGGTGCCAGTATTGCGGGGCAGTCGCAGAAGCGTTCTACTACAAGCCAGAGGAACCACCGGAGGTTGTAGGGAAAAACTTAACAGACCAGAAAGAATATACAGTGCAAAAGGGTGACAGTCTTTGGAGAATTGCGCAGAGGTTCTACGGAAACGGTGCCGCCTGCTACGCACTGGCACACAGAAACGGCATTAAGAACCCAGATTTGATATATCCGGGACAGGTATTGAAGATTTAGGAGGAAAAGAACATGAAGCAGCAATGGGAACCACCAGAACTGGAAGAAATGCCAGTGGTCATATTATCACTGCACCAGAAATGGTGGCAAAAAATGGCAGCAGGTGAAAAGGTTCTGGAACTGCGGAAGACAAAGCCACAATGCAAAGCACCGTTCCGGGTACTGGTATACGTGACAGGCGGTGCCGGGGTGCTGGGTGAATTTATTTGCCCGGAGGTTTTGGAAATCAAGAACTTTGAAGAAGCAGAGAAGAAAAGCAAGGTTCCTGCACATGATATTCACAATTATGCAGCAGGGAGCCGCAACAAGGTTTATGGCTGGGAAGTCGCAGACGTAAAAGAGTACCCACGGGCAGTGACGCTGGAAGAACTGGGAATTAAAAGGGCGCCGCAGTCGTGGCAGTATATGAGGTGAGAACATGGACCAGATACAACATGACAAAATCAAAGCAAAGCTGGCAAAGATAAAAGCCCTTGCAGAACGTGGCGTAGGTGGAGAGAAAGAAACCGCAATGCGTATGTATGAGGAATTAAAAGCCAGATACGAAATTGAAGACGAAGAAATAACACTGGACGAAGTGACGCTGCACTGGTTCAGCTACAAGAACGATTTAGAAGAAGACCTGCTGACGCAGATTTTCTTCATGGTGACAGGAAGTGCCAGCTACCACAGATACACCGGAAGTTATAGCCGCAGAAAAAAGCGTGGCTGCGACTGCACAGAGATTGAAGCGGCAGAAATAACACTGTATTTCAATTTCTACAAAGAGGAACTAAAACGGGAAATGGAAGCGTTCATGGCAGGCTTTAAGTTCAAAAACAACCTATTCCCGGACGAAAACGCCCGTTGCTATCAAGAGCATAAGGGAGAAGAACGGGAAAGAACAGACGAAGAAAAAAGAATGTTGAAAAAGGCTGCTTTCTTTGCGGGCTTCATGGACGGCAACCAGCCGCCACGGGCACTGATAGGAGAACCGGAGGAAGAAGACTGATGGAAGATAGACAGAAAATCATTGCAAAGCTGGTGAAGATTAAAGCCCTTGCAGAACGTGGCGTAGGTGGAGAACGGCAGACAGCGCAGCAGATGTATGAAGCATTAAAAAGGCGCTATGGCATTACAGACGAAGAAGTGAACCGGGCAGCAGCTCCGGTGGACATAAGCGGAATTGACTTGAAAAAATTCTGGGGTATCAGTTTCAGAATGGCACTGATTGTATACAGCCTAAATGAAGAACAAAAAACGTGTGAAATGTGCAGACAAGTTCTTTTGCAAGAACCGGAATGCGAAACGTGCAGCACATATAAAAACACAAAAGACTTGCAGCAGCAGTTTGAAGACCTGCAAAGGCAGCTTGAAAAAGCAGCAGTGGAGGTGTAGCGCATGGCAACAAGGAAACCCAGAAAGCCAAAAGCACAGAAGAGCGAATACCCCACATTGCCGGGGCAGCTGGGATATTTGAACAGTTACTATTGCCCAGTATGCGGAAAGCATTTGTTTTCAGCGTATGACAAGGATTTGCGAAAAGACCGGGAAGACGGCTATTACTTCCATGTGTCCCGTGATTTCAATTATTGCAGCAAATGCGGAACGCTTCTGGACTTAGACGAATGGAAGAGAGAAGAAGAACCAGCGGCAGCAGGAGAAGAACTGACGCTGGAAGATTAGGAGGTGACGGCGGGTGAATGATTTATTATATGTGTGCAGCCCGTACCGGGGCGACACGAAGCGCAACAAGGAATATGCACGCAGGCTGACAAGGGCAGCTATAAACAATGGCTTTGTCCCGGTCACGGTGCATTTATACTTGACGGAAGTTACAGACGACCAGAACCCGGAAGAGAGAAGCCGGGGCATGGCAGCGGGAATGAAGATACTTGAAAACTGCAAATACATTCTGATTGGCGACAAGTACGGCGTATCAGATGGAATGAAAGCAGAAATGACACTGGCGGCACTAAAAGGAAAAGTCATGCTGTATGAGCAGGACGGCAAAATATATCTGGTGGACAGCCGGGAAGAAACCACAGGAGGACAAGACAATGAATGAAGCACAGAGAATGGCAGAGGTTGAGAAGTTCAAGAATTACTTTTCGTACATAAACAGACCGGGAGCAGATAAGCTGCTTGCGTGGCTGGAAGAAGCGGGATTTTTCACAGCCCCGGCAAGTACAAAGTACCACGGCGCATACGCAGGCGGTCTGGTAGAACATACAAACCACGTATACCGCAGATTGGTTCGGCTGGCAGACGAAGAGGACAAAAGACAGGGCAGAACGTACCCGGAATACACAGTGGACACAATCGCAGTTGCAGCGCTTCTGCATGATGTTTGCAAGGTGGACGCCTACAAGGTAGAGAAGAAGAACCAGAAACAGAAAGACGGCAGCTGGAAAGAAGTTGAGGTATACGGATATACAAACAGCCTGCCGCTGGGACACGGTGAAAAGTCAATTATACAGATTATGCGATATATGCAGCTTACGGAAGAAGAAATGCTGGCTATCAGATGGCACATGGGCGCTTTTGATAGCGCAGTAAAGGGCGGCAGCTATGACATGAACAATGCTTTTGCAGGCAGCAGGCTTGCAGCCATGCTTCACATTGCAGACATGATGGCAACACACCTTGACGAAAGGGCAAACGCCAATGAGTAG